ATCGTGGCGTGGACTCTGCCGATAGGCTTTCTTGTCCTCGTCGTACTCACGTTGGTACTGGCGCAAAGCCTCAATACCGTCGTGGCACTTCTCAGCGTCAAAGTACACCCGTGGCAGCATCATGCGGACTGCTTGAATACCCGACTGCAAGCCAATGTCAGGCACTACAGCTAGTTTCTTGATGTCTAGGTAGCTCGCCAACTGCTCCACGATGCTGCGCCCGGTCTGCAAGCTTTTGGCTCTGGCGTCATGCGGCAGGTAATGTCTGGCGTAGTCGTAAGGTTTTTTCCTTACCGCTTCGGCAATGTAGTGGATGTCAGCGCCCGATACGGCAAAGAAGTCGATAACCCTGACCTCGCCACGTAGCACTTGGTAGAACCAGATGGCCGTGTCGTCTCGGTATCCCAAGTCCCACGCCGTGTAGACGGGCAGGTTGGCGTCGTAACTGATTTGCCCAATACGGCCTTGGTCTTGCGCTTGGCGCATCTCCGTGCCGTAAAAAGCTCCGAGGATGGCAGCCTCAAAACTGCACTCGTACTCCTGCAAGTACTGATCCTCGGACAACTGCGCTTTAGCGGCGGCTAGCTCTGACGCCGGGAGAAGCCCGCTGGATGAGGCGGGTAAGCGCAGCAGGAACCACTCGCTAGGGATTCGAGTGGCTGTATCGTAAATTTCCCAAAACTGATTGCGTCCCTTTGGCGTCCCCGCCATGACGCACCAACCGTTCTTGTCAGACAGGGCTGGCCGAATAATGTTCCCGAATACCGAGGGCTTAAAATCTCCATATTCGTCAAGGTAAATACCCGAGAATCCCAAGCCTCTTATCTGCCCATCCGCGTTGTCAGCCCCAAACAACCCGATCTTGACGCCGTTTAGCAGCGTTAGGGTCATTTGGACTTCGTTAGCTTCTTTTAGTACAGGCTGGGCGTAGTACTTGAAGTAGTCCCAAGCAATGCGTCGTGCTTGGTTCATGTAGGGCGCGACGTAGCCAAATAGCCCATTAGGCCCTTGGTAAGTAATGCCAGCCCGGATAATGTCGTTTACGGCTGCGACCGTTTTACCGGCTCGGCGGTGAGCAACGATGCAAGCCCACCGTTTCGTGCGGTTGTGGAATGGCATGAACGCCCTACGTGGTTGGTAAGGCATTTCGATTTCCACTAGGTCGGCTCCTTCCAGCGGATAACCAGTTCCTGTGGGCCACCCTCGTCACCCGTCACTTCGGTGCGGGCAAGGTCGGGCAGGGTCTTGCGTAGGACTATCTCGGCTGCTTTGAGTGCTGCCGGGGTCATTTCAATCTCACCAAGGGCAGCTTGCTCTAGCCTAGACAGGATTACTCCTGACTTAATGCGTTCTCGCCACTCGTTGGATAGACGGGGTGTGTTTTTCCGTGCGGCCATGGCTTTGATTGTAAACGACTATTGGCGCATACCTGCAACAATCATTCGCGCTTGGGCATCCGTTTCATGGCTTCGGCCAGCTTCTTGCCTTTGTCGGCTTGGTTGAAGTCCTTGGCTACGCTCTGCGGGATGCCTACACGTTGCGCGAAAGCCGGGTCGTGTGCGGCGGCAGCCATAAAACGGCGCTGCTTATCAGATGTGCTGGGCATTACGACACCTTTACAAATTTTCCGTTGATCAATTTCGTGCCGATTCGTCGTTCGGCAATGGATTGTCGGGCTTCTAATGACATCGGTGGGCGTTTTGGGCGATTCAATGCGATTTGCCGCATACGCTCCTTGAACTCGTCTGATCTTTTTTTGCCACGCAATTTTATTGCGGCTAATGCGTAGGATTCCGCAGTTCGTTTAATTGGGCCACGCCGTTTGGCTGCTTCGCTCATGCGTTGTCGCGCTTCTAAGGTGTTTCGCTTACCTAATCTTGCGCGCCCAATGTTTCGTTTATGTTCTTCGGATTTAGGAAGCAGTCCGACATTGTTTGCCACAGGGTTGATGTTGTACCCCTTGGCGGTCAATTCAGCCTCATCTAACAGAAACTGTTCTAATTCCAACATTTCCGCTTTACATGGCAAATTGGCTATTAATTGGAACGTGAAAGCGTTAGCGCCGTATTTATTCCATGCGTTTTGCAGCTTTGCTGAATGATGGCTGTTGCTTTCTAACAACTTTATGTGTTGTCCATGTCGGCGCTCAAGATCAATCGTTGAACCGACATAACGCTTGTCGTTCGCCTTATTACGAATTTCGTAAACGGCAAAATCCATGTCAACTAAGCTGTTCAAGCTTATATAGCGTAGACGCAATCAACCCCACGATCTCGTCGTGGATGTTCTGCAAGTCGGGTTCGTCGGGTAACTGGTCGCGCATGCTCTTGGCAAAGTCCAGCAAGCCGCTGACGTAAGCCTTGGCGTCCTTCTGCACCTTGAAGTCGTCGATGTAGGCGGTCATCGGGATGATGCCGAAATGCCCCTGATACGCCTCGGCGTACTTGTCGGCAAGGTCAAGGATGTCGTCGTAATACCCGCCCAGCGCCTTATGTTCCGCGTAGGACTTGGTGGACAAGTGCAGGAAATGGGTAATAGTGCTGCTGTGAAGCAGGGCTGAAACGAAGATTCCGGCTTGTTGATGTTTCATGATTAACCCATTTTGCGGTATGTGGGCGAGGGTACTACCTACGGTATTTTACCGCAACTGCTCGGGTTTTATAGCGGAAATGTAGCGATCCATCAGTTCCCGTACCGTTATTTCGGGGTCACGGGCAACGTAGAACTCACCGCGTGGCTCAAACACTTGGCGGAACGCTTCCTGACTCGGGGTAAGTTTGCCTTTTGGGGTTTTGATTTCGACCCAGCAGACCCACGCCGTGCCGTTTGGAAGTGCTTTCGTGGCAAGTTTGTCGGGGACTTGGCCCACTTGAGCGTAATCGTAGACCACAAAACCCGCTTTCCGTAGAGCTTCAGTAATGGGTGCGTCGTTGGCGTCTCGTCTGGCAGCGTGTCGCATACTCTAGCCTCGTTGATGCAGCGGGTTAGCCATATTTGCCACCAAACTTTATTGGCTTTCTTTAGCGTTGGTACGCGCACGTTCTCTCAACCTCAATACACCTTTCTCGCCAAACAACTCTCTGACTAACCCAATAACGCCCGGATCGGTCAGTACGTCAGATGCCCCGATTTCGCGGATCAATTCGCCAACGCGAATCTTAATCTTCTCCCGCTCGCCCGCGTCTCCCGAAAACGCGGTGCGAGCCAGCAACGCATCGTAATACCGCAGACGGTTCAGCGGGCTGTTACGCACGGCTTCATCCCAACCGGAAACACTACGCTCTACCGCTCGCGCCACTCGCTCGTCCGGCAGTCCCTTCGGGCCGGACTTCGCGGCGCTCGGTAAATAACCGTGTTCGTCACCCATCACTCAACCCTCCGACCAACAACGCTCAACACAGCGGCGGTGCTAACTTTGGCAATACCAATCGGCTTCTGGTTATTGGTTATTGGATTATGGTTATTGGTTAGCATACCGTTTGCATTGCGTTCGCTATGCGTTCGCATCCATCTTTGTTGGGCGCTCTGTTTAGCTTTTGCCTGTTTTTCCTGCACTTTTTCCATTTCCTTCATCGCCCGAGCATTGACGTAACCGGACGCAGTAAGAATAAAAAAATCGTTTAGGATGCGACGGATTCTGTCTCGTTCCCTTCCGTTGATTGGGCGGCAAAGCTGCATAGCTTCACGCTCGCCAAACGGTTTTTCGGTAGCGTAAAAGCGATCTAACAAAAGGGTATAAACGCCATGCTCGTAGGTGGTGAGATGGCCGGTATCTCGGGCGTAATCCCCGAGATGACGAGTGTAAAAAAGCATATTGTCTCCGCACAGTTAAAAACCATGCGTAGCGGTTGACAGGTTAAGTGTTCCCCCCTTAACCTTCCGCTACGCTCTGCAACCTCGAAAGCGTATGGCAGCCCCCCCTGCCGCGTCAACCCCCTTAATCGGGGGTTTGTCGTTTCTGGGTTCCGTAGAACGCATTAGCGCCCCTGTGGGGGCTTTACCTGCCCAGCCTTGAGCTGCCACGCCCGAGCCGCTGGGATCGCCCCAGCTTTAACCCATTGGCTAACAGCACCTTTCGTGACGCCAAATGCCTCGGCTAACGCCTGCTGGCTACCGTATCGCTTAATAAGCTTCTGAATGTCCATGCTGCGGAATATAGCCGCCTAAACTTTTTTTTGCTAGGGGTATTGCAATCTGCGTTTAGGTTGCTAAACTTACAACCGTTGACAGACACAACCCACAGAAAGGAATTTGTTATGACCACAAAGTACGTCGCAGATGTTCACCAAGGTTTTGACCTAAACCCTTTCACGGTTACCGGAAATGTCAGTTCAATGTACTGGCGCGGTACGATACGGTGCGGCACAAAGACGGTAGCGCGAACTAACAGATACAAAACTCGCAAAGCAGCCGAACGCGCAGCCGCTAAATTGTTAAAAGTATTTGAGGTGGCGGCGTAAGCCGCCCCTCCCACACAGGAGCAACAGATATGCACGACAAGTATTCAGCCCTCGGCACATTCGTAGCCTACGGCAACAAGTTCCAGATTGACGTTGAGTATTCGCAGGACATGGACGGCGAGATTACCGTTGACCGTGCCACCCTTATCGGCATCTACCTTGATGGCGACAAGAAGCCCTCATCGCTTAACCACGGCATTGTCCTAGACCTTGGCTACCTCTCACCTGACGAGGAGTTTGAGATTGAGGAAATTGCCACGCGTGATGCGTTCTACAACGCGGGGTTGGAATGAAAAGTCCTTGGCCGCAATTTATTGCCATCGCCATCCTGTTCCTAATTGCTGCCGCCTGTGACCCCTGCGGTGACGGCGGTTGCACCGCAGCTGAGGAGCGAGCTTCCCATGCACGATGATGACCTGACTTGGTGGCATCACCAAGACGAAATGATGCAGCAGCTTGAAGAACAAGAACGCATTGAAGCCTGTAACCGGGCAATAGACGAACTGAAAGGAGAAGAAGATGCAGAGTGAAACCATTGGCGCATTGGCCGCCGCGTTAAGCAAAGCCCAAGCCGACATCACGGGTGCGCTGAAAGACAGTAGCAACCCGTTCTTTAAAAGCAAGTACGCCGATCTAGCGTCGTGTTGGGATGCCTGCCGTAAGCAGCTCGCTGCAAACGGTTTGTCGGTAATACAGACCACGCAGATGACCGAGCAGGGCTTGATGCTCGTCACCACGCTTGCTCATTCCAGCGGTGAGTGGATCGCAGGGCAGATGCCCGTGCTGACCAAGGACAACAGCCCACAGGGTCAGGGCAGCGGCATTACCTACGCCCGTCGCTACGCCCTCGCCGCCATCGTGGGGCTGGCACAGATTGACGACGACGCCGAGGCTGCACAGGGTCGAGCGTTCACCAACGACCCGCGTGGCGATCTGGGCAAGAAGGTTGACCAGACCAAGCGTGACCAGTTTGTGCAGCAGTTCCGTGGTGCGTTCGATTTAGACGCCGAGGAAAAGGACATCGCCCTTGCGGTGATGGCCGTACATGAAGCATTGAACCCAGACCATGACCTTTACATTGCCGTCGCAGACGTACTGACAGCAAAGGAACGGTCAGCAATCAAGAAGTACATTCAAATGGCAAAGGAGCAGAACCGTGGATAAGTTTGACCCAAATATGCGTGGCGTATTGTTCAAGAACGAAAAGGGCGAGAACGCCAAGCGACCTGATTACCGTGGATCGTGTGTGATTAACAACATTGATTTCAACGTGTCAGGCTGGAAGAAGGTAAGCCAGAAAACGGGTGATACGTTCTTGTCGCTTAAGTTTGAAGCCAAGGGCGAGGGCAAGCTGTCCCGTACTGGCGAACCGCAGCAACAACCGACCAAGAAGCCGCAAGTGACGGAGGCTAACTGGGACGATCTGGACACCCCGTTTTGAAGCCATCCCGATACAACCCCCGCTTGTCGTTTGAGCAGTACTTAGTAGTGCTTGAGCGCAAGCGGGATGCCGCAGCGGAGTGCGAGCGTGTGCGATACAGCGATCTCGTAAAGACTTGGGGCATCCGTCAAAGCGTCATTGGCACGGCGCTGCGACGGGGTATCAAGCAGTACGACTATTTGCTGCGTAAGCAGGGTTACACCCACGCATTGCCAGAGTATCAACGATGAAAGTGTTTATCGGTTGGGATAGCCGCGAGGACATTGCGTATCAGGTATGCAGAGCGTCCATCCTGCGGCACACCAGCATCCCGGTGGACATTCAGCCTGTCGTGCAGTCAGAGCTTCGGCAGCGTGGCGTGTATACCCGAGAGAGTGATCCGTTTTCGTCTACGGAGTTTTCGTTTACCCGGTTCTTGACCCCGTATCTGGCTGGATACACCGGTTGGGCGGTATTTGTGGACTGCGATTTTCTTTTCCGGGGGGACATTGCGGGACTGATGGACTACGCCGACGGGGCAAAGGCTTGCCTTACGGTACAGCACGACTACAGGCCGAGCGAAACGGTCAAAATGGACAACAAGGCGCAGCATCTTTATCCACGTAAGAATTGGTCAAGTCTTATGTTTATCAACTGCGCCCACCCGCAAGTCAAGACGTTGACACCCGAGGTTGTAAACCGCGAAAGTGGAATGTTCTTGCACCGTTTCCAATGGTTAACGGATGACGTTATAGGCTCCTTGCCGATAGCGTGGAACTACCTTGAAGGTTGGTATACCCGTGACCATTGCCCCAACCCTATTGCCGTTCACTACACCCGTGGCGGGCCGTGGTTTCCCAATTATCAAGATGTGGAATACGCCGAGGAATGGAAAGCGTACACATGAAACGCATTTTCCCTGCCAACACCCCGCCTGACCAAGTAGCCACTTCGGTGCTACGCATGATGCAAGAGCTGCCCAACAAGCCGATTAGCGTAACGGTGGAGTTGTGGAAGAAACCCCGCAGCAACCAACAGAACGCTTATCTTTGGGGCGTGGTGTATCCAGCCATCATAGAGGGCGGTGGAGAAGCGTTAGGCGGATTTACCCGTGACGATGTGCATGAGTGGATGTTGGGCGAGTGTTTTGGTTGGGAGACGCTAGAGGGCTTTGGGCGCAAACGCTTACGTCCATTACGTCGATCCTCCACGCTCAATAAACAAGAATTCACCGATTACCTGACGTTTATAGATACCAAGTGTGCCGAGTTTGGCATCGTAATACCGGAGCCAACGTATGAACCTGCGTAAAGAGGCCAGAGGTCGGGCGTGTACGGTGCGACTGCCCGGCATCTGCAACCACAACAGCGAGACGGTGGTGCTGGCGCATATCCGTATGCCCGGCATTTCAGGGATGGGCATCAAGGCCCCTTCAGACCTTCTGGGCGCGTGGTCATGTAGCGCCTGCCACGACGCCATTGACCGACGCTCTAACGCCGACCTAGACCGAGACTATGTGCGATTAGCGCACTTTGAGGGGATGGCTCGCACCATCGCCCAGTTACGCAAAGAGGGGAAGGTCTAATGCGTCTTATCATGTGCTGTCAGAAAATTGACGGCAGAGACTTTCGTAGCGATCTGCGGTTTTCGGTCATTGCTGCGGCTTTCTGGAAGCGCATATACCCTGACGGGGAGGTGTGGCTAGGCACAAACACTAGCGACGTTCCAGAGGCTTATAAGCGCCATATAACGGTCGTTGAGTTCCCGTTTGGCGAATACCCTGCCTTTGGGCGCACCAACTTTATGACCAACTACCTCCACTCGCCCATGTTTGACCGGGATACGGTCTTTACCGGGCACGATGTGGTGTTCCTCAAGCCATTACCGGCGTTTGAGGCTAAGGGCGTTACGAACTACCGTTATCACCCTTCCCAACCGTATTGCAGCGATCTGTTTATCGCCAAAGACAAGGCGTATTGCTCGGAGTTGTTCCGCGAAATTCTGCAAGCGCACCAATGGATGCCGCGCCCCATCGTTAATGGCGCTGGCGATCAGTTAGCGTATACCGTGACGCTTGGTATGCCAGAGGCGCATATGTTTAACGGCCAGTCGTTTTGTACACCGCGTAGGCCTGACATCTTGGCTGTCCCGGCGCATGAATACTTGTTTACGCACAACGATGGCTTTCCGCCTAACTACCGTGACTTTCTGCGTATGTCAGCCGAAACCATATCGTTTGAAGATATGTTGACGGCCAAGACTGCCGTGCATTTTAAAGGCAACCGCAAAAAAGAATTTTTCCAGTTTGGGCATTGGGCGTACGAACAAGGTTACATCCAAACTGACGTATTCCCAGAAGATGAGTTATTCGCCGTATGACATTCCTTGTAGACACTCCGTATGTATCCGCTTACGTCCGTAACGAGCATTTGTTTGACGAGCAGGAAGGGCATGGAGACTTTACCGCCTGCACCGTCTTTGGGTTTCGTGCGGAACCCGGCAGAGTCCCCATGTTTCAAGTCATGTTGGAGTCAGGGGCGCAATGGGCGCGTGTACCGATTCACATGATCTGCTCAAAGCCGTGCGACCCGCTGCCGCTAGATGTTTGCGTGTGGTGGGACAGTTTTTCCCGTCATTGCACGGTTCATGAATTTAGTTTCCTGCGTAATCACGCCGTGGATTGCATGGGACGAGATAAGAAGATTCGACACGGCAATTACCTGTTCACAGTTGATTGGTGCAACGGTGGATGGTCAGAAATCCCCGATCAGCACAAGAATCATCACATCATCGTGGAGGAATCAGGACAATGGTTAGCGTATCCGAACAATCGACTAATCTGGAAAGACCCGTCATGGATTCGCACGGACTTCCCACTACCAAAATGGAAATCTCCCTCGCGGACTTATTCAGCCGAGTTTTCGGCACAGCAGACTACAAGCTCTACCGCCCCGACGACCCCGAAACCAGCAAAGAAGCTGCTCGATCTATAGACACTAGCCGGCTGGAGCAACTTGTTTATGAAACTATTAAAGGCTATGGCGCGACAGGTTGCATTAGCGATGATGTTAGAGCCGCCCATTCCTCACTTGCTTACAGCAGCGTTACGGCAAGATTTAAGGCGCTGGCTGAAAAGGGACTGATACGATACGAAGGAAAGCGCAAAGGCTCCTCTAACCGCTCACAGCGCGTTATGGTGGCCGTATGAAATGGGTTATCGACCTCTGCATTAAGGTGTTCCGTGACGCGGAACGGGTGCACGTACCCCCGCCTAATTGGGCCTGTAAGCGTGGAGGGGTCGAGATATGGTAGACGACGAGGATGAAGCCTTTGAGCAAGAGCTAAAGGCAGCCCCATGGGGGTATGGTCAGCCGATTGATATATTTTTCGTTATCGCCCAACTCAAACGCCACGGTCTACACCGAGAGGCGAAATGGTTGCTAGATGAGTGGGCAATACTGACGCATAGGTGAGGGATCGTCTAAAGGCAGGACATCGGGTTTTGATCCCGAGTATCTAGGTTCGAGTCCTAGTCCCTCAACCATCCCCTTCGGGAGGCCACTTAAAGGAACGGGTCTGTAGGAAGTAACGACCGTTGCACTTACAGACCCCTTTTAGGTAATCCTTTACCTCGGGGTGCGAGCAGTAATACCCCTGCCCATTAGCGGGACAGAAGAACACGCATAGCTGGCACGGATCAAACTTTTGCCAATCTACCGGCTTCTCATCCATCGCAGGTATTCCGCGCCTTCCTCGGGTTCCCACCAAACTTTAATTAAATCGGGATGGTTGGGCGGTAAATCAGGATTAATTGTTGTCAGGGCGCACGGAGACAGCGAATTGTCTCTGAAGCCCCTCTCCTTGGCGTAGCGGTCATATACCTTGTAGCTCGCTACTTTCATCGTGTGCATCGTAATGCCCGCTATAGGGTCTTTAAGGACGCTGTAGGCGCTTTCGTGCTTGTGGCCTGCCACGTACAGGTGGTCGCGCGTACCCATCAGAGCAGCCTTCATAGGCCCGTGGGCAGGGTTCCATATGCTAGACCCCGCATGATCGTGGCGAGCATTAACGCGCACCTCTAGCCCGTTAGGGAATCGAAGCGCTATACGGGCTTCTGAGGACTTGTATAACGCGTTCTGCTGCTTGGCTATCCATTTGAGCGGATCGCCCGAGCCTGACCACAAATCGTGATTGCCGCCAATCATGTATAGCCAGTCGCAGCGGTTGACGAACCACTCGGCCAGCTTCCACGCCTGCGCCGCTGACGTACTCTGGTCGGCGTAAAGCCTTGCTAAACGCCCCGTCCAGTTGTTCGTGGTGTCGCCCACATTGCAGGCAAACAAGCCATCTGTGGCGTTAACGAGGGCGGTATGACGCTCAATGGCCTCTATATCGCAGCCGTCGTCATCTACGTGCGGATCGCCAAAGTGCAGCAAGCCGATAGCGCCGGACAGCTTGACCCGAATCGGGATAAGCTTGGACGCTTCCTCATGCTCGCGCTTGTGGGCAAACTTGCGCTTACGCTGGGCAATCAGTTCTTCAATCGAAACGTCGTCATCCGGTAGCGGGGTAAATTCAAACTGTTTGTCAGCAGCGGGCGTTTGTTTACCGGGCTGATAGGTTGAGTCAGGAATCAGCATACCCTGCGCTTTCATTCGCTTTAAGCGATGCAGGAATGTCCGTTCGTTAATGCCAATTTCGGAGGCGGCTGCCGACCGAACACCATTGTGCTTTCGTAACGTATCAACTATTTTCTCATCAGTCGCTTTTTTCGCTACCACGATTTGTTTTCCGTTTTACCGTGATGCCGAGTTCCTTCCGGCGCTTCTCGGTTCTGTCCGGGGCTAACACGGCTCTCCATTCCAGATGGCCGTCAACAAGTCGATATTCCTCTTTGTGCGTCAGCGCACAATCGCAGCACTCGGTATAGGTGTAGC